GCCCCAGAACCTATTCCAAGGGCATTAGAAATTGTTTTGGAAACATACTCTCCTAAACCATTTGTCAAGAAATCAAAAAGTCCTCCGGAACCTACCATAGAAAGATCAGAAATCTTTTTATCAATTTCTTTTAATACTTTTAATTGTTCAGTCTGTATATCATCACCTTCAGACTTTCTTTGATAATCTAAAAGTGATTGTTTTTTTAAAGTTCCTGTAGAAGATATATTTTTTCTTTCTAAAGTCTTTACTGCAATTTTTGTTATTAAATCTTTTGGAGAAATTGAAACTTTAGAAATCTTTTTACCAGAATCTATCAAAGAAGATAATAAAAGTTTCTTATTAATTAAAGTCTTTCGTTTTTCTTTCTCTATAAGATTTTCTGTCTTCTCAGTCTCTTTTTTAATTCTCTTTAATTCTTTTTGAGCATCCTTTATCTTTTTTTCATTCTCTAAAATCTTTTTCTTTTCTTGAATAATACCCTCTACAGACTCTAATTCCTTTTTGGATAAGTCTTGTAGAGTTGACATCATTTCATTTAAAACTTTAGCAATATCATTAGGATTAGTAGCCATAATGATATTTATTTAAAACCTAGTTCCATCTGCTATATTAGTTTGTTTTTGAGTTTTTGATTCTAAAAATTTCAAAAATCTATTATATTTCCATTCCATTTCATACCAATCTATATTATCAAAATATGGTATGTTTAAATTCATTCCTAAAGTAAATTCTATTTCTAAAATTTCATCAAGACTTATATCTGGGAATAAAGAAATCGGGTTGAAAGCTGGCGGGTACCTTGCTGACCTCCTTACAATCTGAATAACCACAAGTAGCATTTAATTCCGGAACAATTCCAAAATCCATTCCTAAAACATATGAATTAATTCTAGCATAGTTCTGTGGATCATCTTCTAAAGAGGAAATAAATTCACATGCTTGTTTTATCGTAACTTCTTTCCCATCAATTGTTTTAATCATTCCAGCAATAGTTACAGTATCATCATCAAATTTTACAACATAATTTTTCATAGAATCTATAAATCTTTGAATCTTTTCTTCATCTTTAATTTTAGGAAAATCAAATGTTAAAACAGTATCTCGATTTAATAATTTCAACTCTTTTAATTCAAACCCATCTTCTAAATATGTAGTTTCAAAATCATCTATATTAAATCTATATTCAGTCTTTCTACCACAATGTTGACAAATATAAGATGTCACGAAATTCGCATCTGTATATGTATTAGCTCTTAACCAAAAAATTAAATAAAGTTTATCAGCAACATATAATTCATCTATTTCAATTCCTTTTATACAATTCTCTAAAACACTCTTTATAATAGAATTGTAATTAACTTCATTCATAGTTGTCAATTTCTTTATCTCAGAAACTTTCATAGGTCTTCCAAAAATCTTAGTTCCTTCTGGATATAAAAGAAATCTAGAAGGAAGATCAGTTATTTCATAAAAATTTCCTTCTAACTTTTGAACTGGTTTTTGTATAGGAGTTTCAATAGTTTCATCAATATCAATCATTCTAGGTCTAGCCATATTAAATTACCTCAAGGTTAATTATATTTATTCTGGATATTCTGGTGGTCTTGTATCGATTCCTTCCTGTTCTGGAGAATCATAATTAGGATCCCAATGAGCTTTACCATAATACTTTACAAAATGATCCGCATTAAAAGTAATATCATAAATAATTTTTTCATTAGTATCGTAAGAATAAGTTGGTGTAGATGATTTCAGATAAAAACAATTATTGAAAACATAAGTACAAACATTCACACCATCACTTCTATGAACAGAAACTATAATATTATCTATAACAGATTCTGCAATAGAATTATAATATCCATTTGGTTTTATAATAAGTCTTGTTAAATTGTCTATTAAATTTGAAATAGTACCAATATCATCTTCTTCAAATTTCATAGTAAACTCAAATCCATTATGATCTAATACAGGAAAAGATTTTATAAAAGATCCAATCCTATATTCTTCCTTTTTAAATTCATAATTAGGAAGCTCTACAGAAACTGCATGATACTCTGATAAATTAGATCCTTGTAAACTATTACTTAAATCAAATCTAACTAAAAAATTATAAGATCTTTGGATAGTCTTTCTCGTAAAAAAGGACCGAGTCGCATTTGTAACTGGTCCTTGTGAACGATTTTCATTAAAGAGATTCATTAAACACCCTTATTGAATTTATTCTTTTACTCCAGGATTTGTTCCAGGAACTTGATTAGAACCACCTTGATCATTAAACTTAGGATCTTCTTTTCCATAAGTCCAAAAATCATATTGTAAAGTGATTGTAAACTTAACACCATCTGATGCTTGAGAATAATCTACATTTACTTCATTAACATTTTGTAACCAAGCATTTACGAAATAATATTTATTCTCTTCTTCAGTATTATCAACTCTAAAAGCTTTGATAACAACTAAATCACAAATACCATCAGTAGCAATGTTCCCGCCAGCATTTCCGCGTTTTCTAGAATAATTTGCATGACCATCATATAAATTGAAAATCTTCTGTTGCCATGCATGAATAAATCTAGCAACACCTTGAGATTGGGTTTCCTCAAATGTTACATCTGTAGTTCCAGTAAATACGGGCTTTCCAGGAAAATATTGTTTCATAGCTCCAAAATTAGATTCTATGACTTCATTTCCTCTAGAAGGGATTGTAAAAGATCTTGCTCTTAAAGTAACATCTTCTTCACCCCAACCAATTAAAGCACCAGCATTCTTAAAAGTAATTTCATACAAATAATTATGCTGAACATCCGCAAAATTTCTTATCTTTCTTCCTTCAATATACATACCAGCCATGATTAAGCTCCCTCGTTTACATTTACAGAATCAGCAGAAATTATAACACTTAACTTGATAAATTCAATTGTATAAGTAGGCTGAACGTGAATATCTACATTTAAAATATTCTGAGCAATTGTAGCAGAAGTATTATTAGAAGAATCACAAACAACCCTATAACTTTGAACACCACCACCAGATTGAACAGTTTGCATAAAAGCATTCAATAATGATGAAACTCTTTCTCTAGCCTTTACAGTGTTTCCTTGGAATAAGAAATTGTTTAAAATAGCTTCTGAATTGTTCTCTACATATATTAACATCTTTCTAACATTTAATCTATCTCTAGCAGTCTTCTTAAGTTGTGCAGTCTTTTGTCCCCACATAACATTACCAACACCATTTAAGAATTTTACAGTATTTAAATTATATCTTTCGTATAATGGACCAGCAACTGTATGAGTCAAATTAACATTCTGAACACCACTTGGTAAAATACCTCTTTCAATGCCAGCAGGAGCTTCCCAAGGATTTGATACTCTATCAGTTCTTAATGAAATAGCACCAGCGTAGATATTATTTGGTAAATAAACTCTTGAAGAATTATATCTATCCAATACTAAATTCCATCCAACATATTTTCCAAAGTAAGAAGGATTTGAAGCTATCGATACTAATGAAGCATTATTCTTAATACTATCAAAAGTAACTGCTGTCAAATTACTAGCTTGAACATATCCAGTAAAATCTAAACGTCTTCCAACTAATGAATCTACAACAGCAACTTCAGTAGGATCAGAATACGAATTCATAGTTCTTGGAATAACTATAGCAACTGATAATGGAGAAGTTTCCTTATTTTCAAAAATGCTCCAAATAGTACTAGCATTCAAAGCACTTAAAGAACTAGCATTAGCACCACCACTAAATCCTATTCCAGATGTGGTAAATGCTGGTAAACTTCCATCAGTCTTATTAGAAGTGACATAAACATATTCCGAAGAACCATTTACAACATCCTCTACATATAAACTATTTCCCTGATTATCTAACATAGTAAAATCTGTAGAACAATAAAATACTTCTATAGGTGCCGCAGAAACAGAAGCCCACCAAGTACTATCAAAAACCTGATTATCAACCTTTGTAAAAACTTCTACCTTAAAGATTTTGTCAGATCTCTTGTTCGCAGATACTCCAACATCATCATAAAATTCTCCCCAATCAAATTTTGCAGATAAAGAAGTGGCAGAAACTAAATTGGTATAAACTGCAACAGCAAGATTATTACCATAAATTCCTGGACCCTTTGCAGAAAATCTTAATCCAGAAGGCGTTCCATTAAATGTTCTTAAATCGTAATTATCTGTTACAGTATTCCCTTCAGTATATCCAACTAATTGAGGATATGATGTAGAAGGTGCAGCAGACATTACAGAAACTGATCCAGAATCTGTTGAAGATACACTTGTAGAAATTGTAGTGTTGGAATACTTTTCAGTTCCATCAGTCAATCTTACATAATATAAATTCGAAGTCTCTCTCAAAGCCTCTATACCAGCATAAATTCCATAATCTATCGCAGAAACTAAAGGAAATGATCCCGAAACAATAGGAAAACCAAATGTGTTGATTAATCCCGCTTCATTGTTTACCAAAATTTTTGAATTAGGAATACCCTTCAAAGCTCGACCCATTACCGCAGCTACCGAAGTGTTATCATTCAC